TGCGTCACGCGTCAGCGGCACCACCTGCTTTTGGTCGACGTACACCAGCCGAAACTCCACCGACATGGCGTAGGTTTGATTGACAATAGCCGTGTACATATCAGCTTGCACCTTGTCGGGGCGCACCTTGCCGGTTTTCCAGTCGATCACAAGCGCCTTGGCACCCAGCAACAGCACGTCCATCTTGCCGCGCAGCCACGCCTTGGCGCTTGAGTACCTGGTCGGCTTGCCCTCACGGGTCAGCGCCATCTCCACCTCAATATGCGCCCGCTTGTTGTGCAACATGGCGATCAAGCCTTCAGGCGTCCAGCAGCTGGGGTCAGCCCCTGCGCGCACAGCATCCTCCAGCTCCTTATGGATAGCGATGCCACGTGCCGCCGCCGGATGCTCTTTGTAAGGGATAATCTTGTCAATATACTTGGCCTTGAACAGACGCGGGCAATTTGTCCACGTCTTAAGACTGGTCGCTGAATGTTTCATTTACACTCCCCATAATTGTTAGCGATCGCGCCCTCAGCATCCAGTGGCAGGCCAGCCGCCCAGCTTGGTGCCGTGCGCATCACACACAGCATATACGCTAGGCACGCCTCGACGTCCGCCTCGGGCACACAGCACACGACCTCATCATGCACCAGCATCACGACCGGCCACCGCGAGCCTATTTCAACCGCGTGCGCCGCCAGCGTGACATCGCGCGCCGTGGCTTGCACGACATTTTCTGTCAACAGGCCATGCCACAATTTGCTGGTATTCTCCCCGGCTTTGGCTTGGAACGGCTTAGGCCGCACGAAACTGTCTCGGGTCATCTCAGGGTACACCATCACACGCCCAGAGGGTAGCACCAGCTGCGCGTTGCGCCGCGCCTGCGCCTCTATCTCCCGCCAGAACCGTGGCACCGCAGGGCGCGCCGTCCGGTAGGCACGCACCACCCGCTCCGCCTCGGGCAGGGTGATCTCGACGCCCATCGTGCGACAATACGCTTGGAAGCCCAGCGCGCCAGCACCGAACCCAAGGCCGAGCACCGCAGACTTAGCCACGCGCCGCTGCTCCGTGGTCACTGCAGCCTCATCAGCCAGCCCGTACAGGTCAACCGCAAACGCCTTGTAAGGGTCGCCGCCACGCCTGAACACATCGAGTGTCGCCTGGTCATCAGCCAGCCACGCCAGCACCCGCACCTCAATCTGTGAGGCATCAGCCACCACGAGCCTATGCCCAGCTGGCGCCACCAGCGCGTGCCGATGCACGCCGCCACGCGGCAGATTCTGCGGGTTAAGCCCCCCCGAGCCGCCACTGCGCCCCGTGTGAGCGGCATAGTAACGCAGGGACATAGGCACCCCACGCCGGCCATCCCCCGAGGCCGTGATCAACGTCTGGGCGCGCGTGCGGTCAATGTTACTGGCAGCGCCGAGCCGCATACTGGTCAGCTTTTGCACCCGCTCATCTGGGTGGCTCAAGAGCCGCTGCGCCCACGCGTCAGTTTTGGACAGCGCCAGCTTCTGCCGGCCGGTCTTGGTTATCTTATATTCTGGCAGCACGTCGAGCCGTCGCAACAGCTCCACCATGACAGCATCCTTGCGCAGCTCTTTTTTGAGTGCGGCCTCCTGCGGCGTCTCGGTCGCAGTGTCAACGAGCCTTGACACATCCACGCGTAACGACTCCGCGCCAGGCGTCGAGAGCAGCACGTGCAGGGTCGAGAGCGCATTCTCATCATCAGGCCATGCCTCACGCCACGAGCCGAGCACGCGCGCGGCAATCTCAACATCGCGCAGCGCATAGTCCGCGAGCGCATCACCGCCGGCAGCAACAGCGGCAGCCGTGTCACCCTTGGCGATGCCGTACCAGTCACCCAGCGCCGCGATCGACGTGCCAATAGTATGCGGCAACTTGCCTTGCGCGGACGCCCAGCGCGCCAAATGCTCCGTGTCAACGAGCCGCTGCGGGTACCGGCGCAGGGTGTGCCGCACCGCCTGATAGCTGGATGTATAGAAGCGCGCCCAGACCGCCAGATCGAAGGCCGCGTTATGGCACGATAAGGCCGTGCCATTAGCCACCGCGTCAGCGACCTTGTGCAGCACGATATCGAGCCGCTCCGGGGGGACGTACCGCCCCACCCCGTTCAGCATCAGCGCGGCACCAAGACAGGCCGTGCGCGTGTCGTGCAGGTACTCCGGCACCGTTTGGGACTGCAGCCCGTGGGGCGCTTCGCCCTTGGCCGTGCGCGGCGTGTAGCTTGTCTCGAAGTCAAGAATAATCATGTGCACCTCGTGCCGTTACCAGCTCCAGCCCCAGCGGCACGCGCGCAGCGTCGGCACTCGCCATCAGGCGATCCCGCCTGCGATAGTAGAGCGCCAAACGCTCTGCGTTGGTCAATGGGCGTTCCGGCTCCAAGATGTCCGGGGTGAACGCCGGCACGCGTCGCGTGCGTGTTGCTTGTGGTTTTTTCATTGGTTATCCCTCTCGATTGAAATATTCGCGCCAAAGGTTATCCCAGGCCGCACGATCCACCCGCAAGTGGATCACCTCAGGATCATCCCCCACCAGGTCAACGGATTCGTTCAGCAGGTTAAACGCTAATTCGTGGATCTCTTCAATGGTCACAGTCAACCCCCTACAGTTTCCAAAAATTCGCCAAGGCTCCCGCCCTTTATGCGGTCATAATCTGGAACGGAATTAATGAACTCGTCCCATAAATGCCGATCAACAGACACCCAGACGCGGTCGTCAAACGACTGTTCAATTTCCGCGTCGTCGATAACGTCAGTCGCAATTTCTGAAAAGTCTTTTTCGTCGTTCATGGTTATATGCTCCAGGTTGGCGCCATCCGTGGCGCGGTTAAGTTAGGCCGCTTCTGCAGCGTTTGCAGTCTCGGCTTCAGGTTCAACGGTCACAGTTTCGCCAATCACGCGACTAGCAGCGGCGGCAGCCTCTGCAGCATCGGCCTCGCCTCGCATCGGCATGACAATGCCCGTCCAGCTCTCACCCTTCCAGGTTATGGCGGCACGCTCACCGGCCTGATACAGCGGCAGCGCCTGCAGGTTTTTAATGCCTAGCACAGTCTCGGCACACTTCACCAGGCGCACTAGCAGATCGGGGTTATAGCCTGCCGGGATCTGCTCGCGCGGGATACTTCCAGGCATGATCCGCCGATAATTGGGGAATCGCCCGTCAAGCGCTTGCGCCTGCAGCACTGCAGCGCCGGCAGAGATAGTTAAGCGCGCCGGCCTGTCGCCTTGCGGTTCAATCGTAATGGTAACAACGCCCTTTTTCGGAATTTGCTTGATTACATCCAGCGGCAAGACAGCGCTGCAGGTTGTCTCGCAGTGGTGGTCAGTATCATAACAGGCCAGCAGATGCCCGTCAGTGGCCACCAGGCGCGCCGGTTTGCCCTCGTTGCACTCCAGCAACACACCTAGCAGGTAGTAGCGCACATCCTTTTTAGCAGCGGCAATCGCCATGCCGTGGATCTGGTTTGCTTGTAATGTGATTGTCTCGATTGTCATTTTATCGCCCTCTCAGTAGTTGCTAAAAACGTGCCCGTCATCGGTCACGGTGAAATCATGCAGCAGATCACGGCCGAAGCGCTCATAGTCAAAGTAGTAGCGCAGATTGTCCGGCATATCGGCCAGCATCCCCGTATCATCAACGTATGATTCGACGAACTCGCTCCAGCTGCCCCATTGGCCGTGGTATCTATCCATCGCTTCAGGGAGTGACGCGCCCTCGTCGCCGCTAACGTCCACATATGCCGCCAGAATCTCCCGCTCATCATCATCTAGGGCGATCCAGTCCCAAACATCGGGAGAAAGCCAGCACTCACCAATGTATTGCTCGGGGATGTTTTCCCAATCTTGAAACATTAACTCAAGGTCGCTTTCGGTCTTGTGTAGCTCGCGGCACGCGGCGAAAAATTCCGCTTCTGTGGTGTAGTCGTCCAGATTCAGCCAAGCGCCATACAATGACCCGTTATTATAACGGGCATATGTGCCAACGTAGACAGCAGGGCGGTCGTGTGAATTAATCTCTGCAACGTTTTTCCAACCGGATGCGGATGTGACAGCTTCGATTGTGTTTTCGGTTTTCATTGGTCTAATTCCTCGTTATAGGTTGATTCGATAGCATCCAGCATTGCCCATTGGTCAGCAGTCAATGCAGCACCAAAGGCGGGAAAAGATCCAGCGGGTTGATAGGAAAGCGCCACGATCAGCAGGGCAAATCCTGCTAATGCTGCAGCACCAGAAAGGATCACGGAAAAAGTCGATTCGGTTTTCATGATGTTATGCTCCAGGCTAAAGGTAAAAGTAAATATCAATTTACATTGACAAGTATAGAGATTGTTTTCTAGTTGTCAAGGATTATTTACAAATAAATAGAAAAAAGAGCAGAATTATTTATATAGTAGGGTTTACTTGTAACCTTTTTCGGGGAGCTTGTAACCTTTTTTCCGGCGCTTGTAACCTTTTAAAAAAAAAAACTTCAATGAAAACAAGCGTGTAACTTTGTTCCCACTTTTTTTTACTAGGAACGAAAATATTTTTTAGGAACAGGGTAACAGTGAAAAGGTTACACGTACACACCTTTTAACAGATGCTAAAAATCCCTATAGAGACTAGAAAAAAAAGTGGGAACAATGGGAACAATGGTACAATCTTTACATATAACCTATTTATCTATAAAGTTTGTTGCCGTTTTTACTGCAGCACCCCCCAGACCCCCCCTCCAAAAAGGTTACAAATTCTGCTACAATCTTTACAGATAATCAATTATCTTACTCGCTCCCTTGACACTTGCTCACTTTGGCGCTCTTCTGCTGCTATCTTACAAATGCACTTGTCACAATACCCCTTGACACTTGTCAATGGAGCGCGACAGATACCAGGCAACCATGCGCCGGGCGTGCCCTTGTCCCTTATGTTGCAGCGCATCACTGGCGCGCTGTCTCGTACCTCGCCAGGTTAATGAGTTGCTTCGCAACATGTTTATTTTTAATTCGCTGGCTCGTTGCACTCGCCAGCATAATGTGTCACTACGTGACTGAGATTCTGATTTTTCGGAGTAATGAGTGAAAAGGGGGGGTACCCCAAAAACGTGCGCGTTCCGGTCTGCGCGGGGCACCCCTGCAAACCTCAGGCCAATTTTGCTATTTATATGTAAATACCTCTTTACCCAAAAAACATCGAGCCTTTTATCATCCGCGATCCGCAAAGGCTATTGACACCTTGCGTCCATGCCGCCTAGACTATCGCTATGGACATTTTGACCCATAGCCCTGAGCCGCCTGTTCCTGCCAAGCCGCAGAATTGGGTGCAGGAGCTTGCCTACGAAGTTGCGCTTGAATATCACCCGCCGCAGGAGCTGATGAACAAGTACAACCTGGTGGAGGATGAGTACCAGCGTTTGATCGCTGCGCCGCACTTCACCCGTGCCGTCTCCAGCTACCGACGCATCATTGACGAAGATTCGATTCAAGCGAAACTAAAAGTGAAGCGCATGGCCTCGGTGTTGGTTGAGCATGTTGGCATCATGGCGGCAGACCCGACACTGGACCCGGCGGTGCGGTTGCGTGCGATTGAAGATTTGTGCCGCTATGCCGAACTGGACCGTCCTGCAAAAGATGATGCGGCGGTCAACCAAGGTACGGGCTTTACTGTGAACATCCAGATCAACACCTGATGTCGGGCATTAATTACACGCCGTCGCCGACGCTGCAGCGCTTGATGCAGTCGGATGCTGTCGTGCGTGCCGTGATCGGGCCGATTGGTTCGGGCAAGTCTGTTGGCTGCGCGATGGAGCTGTTGCGCCGAGCCTGTGAGCAGGCCCCCAATGCCAGCGGTGTGCGTCGCACGCGGTTCGCTGTGATCAGAAACACGGTTCGGATGTTGCGCGATACGACGATCAAGACGGTTCACGAGTGGATACCGCCCGATGTGGCTGGCCGTTGGTATGCCACCACTAACACGTTTCAAGTCAAATTCCGCCTGCCTGATGGCACCATGGTCGAGAGTGAGTGGATGTTCCGCCCGCTGGAGTCGTCCGAAGATGTGCGTAACCTGCTCTCATTGGAGCTGACAGGCGCGTGGATCAACGAGTACCGAGAGGTGAACCCTGATGTGTTCATCAACCTGCTGGGCCGCATAGGTCGTTTTCCAAAGCGCACAGAGGCGCCGCCGACTTGGGTGGGCGTCGTGATGGATACAAACCCGCCGGCGGTTGGCACGTTCTGGCACAAGTTGTTCGAGTCGGATGACCATGACGAGGGGCTGGATGAGTTTGCCCAGAAGTTTGGCCGGCCAGTCAAGGAGCTGTTCCGCCAGCCGTCTGGCAAGTCCGAGACTGCCGAGAATATCCAGCACCTGCCGGATGGGTACTATGACCTGTTGCTGGCCAGCGGCCGTGACCCTGACTGGCTCAATGTGCATGTGCATGGCGAGTACGGCACGCGCCGAGACGGCCTGCCGGTGTACCCCCAGTTCAATGTGCTGGTCCACAAAGCTAAAGAAACGCAGCAAGTGATTCCGTCCGAGCCGCTGAGCATCGGCGTTGACTTTGGGCTGACCCCCGCTGCGGTGATGTTTCAGCAGAACGCGTACGGGCAGTGGGTGGTGCTCTCTGAGCTGGTGAGCAAGAACATGGGCATCGAGGAGTTTGCGCAGAAGCTGAAGAAATACCTGCGGGTACGATTTCCAGACAATACTGTCTACGACATGTGGTGTGATCCGGCGGGTAATCAGCGCAACCAGGTCAATGCCACCACACCGTTCGATGTGCTGCGCGCTGCGGGGTTCAAGCCTCGCGCTGGACCGTCCGACCTAGAAACGCGCCTCGGGGCTGTCAGAGGGCCGCTGAATCGCCTCGTGCATGGGCACCCCGGCATGATCATCAACCCTGAGTGTACTATCCTGCTCGATGGGTTCATGGGTGGGTACAAATACGTGACCACTGAAAAAACGGGCGAGCCGAGGGACATCCCTGACAAGACGTTTGAAAGTCACGTGCATGACGCGCTGCAACATGGGCTGGTCGTGTACGAAGGGCCGAAACTGGCTGGCAGGGCTGGGCGGCGCTGGGGACAAACGCAACAAACGAAACCGATCAAAGCGAAACCATGGAGCGCCTGGGCATGAGTGCCGTGATGCCACCCGAACACCTTGACAGTTACACTGCCTTGTTTGATTTTATTTACAAGGGCGACTTGGAGGCCGTGCGTGTGTCGCGGGAATTGATCCAGTTGTCGCACGTGTGGGATGACTTAATTGACAAAGACAACCCGGTTAGCGACGACGCGATCAACGCGGCATTTATGGCGGCGCTGTGTGAGATCGGTGGCAGCTGGCTCTGGGACCAAGATGCTGCGGCGCTGATGCGCGTCTGTTACATCAAGTGGCGCGGGGCGACGTTCATGGAGACAAGCGAGACGTGTGTGCAGCCAAATAACATGGCAATGGCCTATTCAGCACGGGCGGGGTTCTTTGACTTGTTTCACCATTTTGTGTATAAGTTGCATGGACTGCGCTGGGCAGAGCACGTCAGTGAGACTATACTGCGGTGGCACGGCGAGGATTTTGACGACTACTGTAAAGAATTTTGGAGGTAATCCATGGCCGCTCCTGTATTAGCCCTTGGCGCAATTGGCGGCGTTGCCGCTAAAGCGGTTGGCGCAAAAGTTTTAACTGGCGTCGCCGTCGGCGCGACTGTCGGCGGTATGGTGTCGCAATCGCAAGCCACGAAACAAGCGGCGCAGATGCAAACCCAAGCTATTCAACAGCAGACAGCAGCAGCTCAACAAGTTGTACAACAACAAGAAGCCGAGCAAGCCCGTTCGCGCATTACGCGTGAGCGTCAGCTGCGCAGTGCTTTGCAACCACAACGCTCTTTGTTTGATGTTCTCGGCGCGCGCCAAAATGGCGGTATGCGTTCAACCCTCGGCTAGGAGATTCCCATGGCATGTGGCGGTAAAAAGAAAGGCAAAGGCGGCGGTAAGCGCAAATGAGCGAGGATATTGTCAGTCGCGTCAAACAGATGTTCGATGCGCGCATAGAGTACGAGTCCCTTTGGGAGACTGCGTATAAATACATTGCACCTGAGCGTGCTTTGTTTTTTTCGCGCAAGAAACGCACTGCAAGTGAAGTGCAAGATGAAGTGTTTGACTCCACTGCGATCGATGCAGCAGAGCGGCTGACAAATTTAATTATTTCAGGGTTGACACCGCCATGGCAGACATGGTTCCGTGTGACCCCTGGTGCAGGCGTGACAGACATTACGCAACGCGAGACGCTGCGCCCTGCGCTACAAGAGATTGAGAATCGCATGTTTGCGATGCTCGGCAAATCTAACTTCTACCAAGAAATGCAGCCTGCCATCCTTGACCGCATTGTTGGCGGCACGTGCGCAATCTGTATGATTCCTGATCCAACTAACCAAATGTTGCGCTTCAAGGCGATCCCACTTGGGGAGCTGGCCATTGCTGAGGATGATAGTGGTCGTGTCGTAACTATTGCGCGTCGGTACAAGTTGTCGTATCGCCAATTGATCAATGCGTACGGCAATAAGCTACCACGTGATTTTCGCCAGAAGCACGAGCAACGGCAAGATACCGACGAGCACGAGATTGTTGCACTAAATGATCTGACAGCAACCGGGCTGTGGAAGTACACCGTGGTTCTGAAAGAAACCAAAACAGAATTGTTAAACGAGACGCGCATGTTTCCGTACATGTTTGTGTCTCGTTGGGCAAAGATTCCTGGCAGTGTGTACGGTCGCGGACCAGGGCTACGCGCCTTATCTGACGTGCGCGCGCTAAACAAGATCAAAGAGCTGGCGTTGAAAAACGCAGCGAAAGCCGTGGCTGGCATTTACACTGTCGTCGATGACGGCGTAGTAAATCCCTACACACTGACATTTGAGCCTGGCACATTTATGCCTGTCGGCAGCAACGATCGGCAGAATCCAACCATTGCAGAGCTGCCGCAAAGCGGTGACTTCAATGTGTCCATGTTTACCATGGAAGATTTGCGCGCATCGATTCTGAACGTGTTTATGGCGGACAATTATGGTCCGACTGACAAGACACCGATGACTGCCACAGAAGTACAGGCACGCACACGCATCATTGCACAAGACATGGGCGCTACGATTTCTCGGATGCAGTTTGAAATGCTGATGCCCATTATT